CTGCGTGACATCCGGAATCACCTCGGTCCGGACCAGTCGCGTTGTCTGCGCACCAGTGCTGTCAACGGCCACGTCACTCCAAGTGGCCCGATCAACCTGTAGGTTCATCCGGTACTCGGATGTCGCCCGGAAGGAGTAGACGTTTGCTGCGGCAATGGGCTGCTGGGAACTGGTGCTGGAAACGGTCAGTACGTGGTTGCCAGAGGCGGTTCCGGATGGCAAGACATCGCCGGAGGCCGACCGAACGTAGAGTGACGCGCCGGTTGCGCTGGTTCCCTCGAAAATCTCTGACATGCCATTTCTGGCGTAGCCAAGAGCAGAGCGGGCATACACGAAGCCACTGTTGTTCGGCCCGGTTGCCGTCAGAGACGGAATCGTGGCGCTGGGGCCGGCGGTTGCCGTGAAAGTGGATGCGTGGCCCACAGTTGCCACGACGAGCTGCGCGTAGTTGAAGCGGCTGTCGGACACACCGCGGATGCCAATGCGCTGGCCTGCGGTCAGGCCGTGCGGAGTGGCAGTATTCACCGTCAGGGTGGTCGTGGTTTGCGAGATCGAGGCAATGGCCACGTCGACCGGTGGCGTCAGGCCGGGCTCGGTGCTGACCAGCTCCATCGACACTTCGTGGCCAGCGATACGCTGCGACATGTGCAGGCCGACCGCCAGTTCGACGGGCGCGTCAAACGTCGCAATCGACTCGAGGATCGTCTCGGTGTCTGCACGAAGCGGATCTTTGGAGATGACAAGGTACGAGGCAGAGACCGAGTTGCCGTCGATCTGCACGATGTCGCCAGCGCCCTGCGTCAGGTTCCAGTTGACGCCGTTGACGAAGGTCTCGAAGGCCTCGCGGAACTTGGTCGTAATGTTGGCTGGCGCCACGGGCAGACCGTTGCCGGTCGCCACGTCGCCGTCGTTAACACCGTCAGCCCCGTGTACCAGCTTGACTCGCTGGTACTTGATGCCATCGACATCATCGGCGGCGTAGATGTCCCCGCCATACCCGGGGTTGAGTTCGGTGTTGTCAGACATTTCAGCCCACCATTGCTTTCAGGTTTGCGAGCTTCGCATCGAATTCGGCGCGCTTGGCATCGGCAGCCTTGATGGCGGCTTCAGCGTCAGCGACTCGAGTGGCAGCGGCAGCCTCGATGGCCTGCAGGTCTTCGGCGCGGCGCGCGTTGGCCACTGCGTCGGAGTCGACCTTCGCCTTCGCGGCATCGAGGACTTCGCGCTCAGCAGCCATCCAGCGGTCGAAGCGCTCGCGTTCGTCGCGCATGGCAGCGCGCATCAGCTCGGTCTGCTCGTTGTTCTTGAGGATCTGAGCGGTCTCCTGCTTGAGCTTGGCTCGCTCCTGCGCGATCAGGGCGTTCTCACGCTCGATCTCGGCTTGCAGGCCACGCAGGTCGGCTGCGGCCTTGTCGGCAGCAGCGCGCTCGCTTGCGGCGGCGTCTTGCGCGTCCTTGACTTCTTGCAGGGTGGCCTTGAGCTTGCCTGCGTCTTTGGCCATCTCGAGGATGGCCAGCACGTTCACTGCCGCGTCAATCTCGGCAACCGTGGGGTTGATGGTGTTCATCATTTCAATGCTCCTTATGCGGATGCGATTACCGCGATTTTAAGACCCGGCACCACGCCGAGATACTCAGTGCCGCCGGCCACCATTCGCATGGAAGCGGCTGACGCTGTGGGGTTTGATCCAACAGCAATGCGGCACGGTGCCTCTGCGTGGATACGGACAAACTTAGTGACGTCGGTGAATGCAGCGGACTGCACCGACGTGCCTCCGATGCCCACCTGCTGATTGAGCAGCGAGGGTTCTTGACCCGCCATGATCATCTGGCCGCGGCCGGCCACCGCCAGCTCCGCGTACTCTGTGATGTCGACTACAGCCATTGTGATACTCCTTAAATGCCAGAACCTTGGCGAACCTTGATGGCTGCCTCCGCGTTGAAGATCTGCCGCTCGTTGTCGATCTTGAGCATCTCGAGACGCTCTTTCGACGCCGTCGTCTGCGAGGCCAAGCGCTCAGCCTGATCCATCTTCATCAGCGTCACGTCGCGCTCGATGGCGCTGTCGGTCATGGCGATCTCGTACTCGGCCTGCTCGCGCTGGCGGTTGTATTCCATCTGCTGGGCCTGCAGCGCGCGGGCTTCCTTGCCGTCCTCGATCTTGGCCATGTCGACCTCGGCCTTGATCTCGGCGGCGGCGATGCGCGGGTCTTGCGGCGCGCCCTGCTCTGCCTGCGCGGCCATGTCCTGCTCGACCTGATCCTCGGGCTTCATCAGCTCATCCGGGTTCACCTTGAAGGCCTTGAGGATGGCCGCCAGCTCAGCACGCTCCTTGAGGTGCGGGATGTAGCGCGGGTTGTTGGTGATGTTGGCCAGATTCAGCAGGGCTTGGTTCTGGATGTCGCGCTCGATCAGGGCGGTGGAGCCGCGGGCGTCGATCTCGTAGTCGCCCTTGATGGCCGGGTCCGGATCGTTGGCCATCTTCCAGTCGTAGTAGCGGCTGATGTGCGGGCGGGTGACCGCGTCGTCGTACAGCTTCACGCGCTGGCGCAGGACCGCGTTGGCGTTGTTGTAGAGCATGACCATGCCGCCGACGGTCTCGGGCGCACTGCCCTGATCTCCGCCGAGGATCTGCGGCATGCTGGTCTCGGTGTCGGCGAACTGCATGGCAGCCTGCGCGATGGCCAGCAGCTCCTGCAGGTGGCTGTTGAACTCGAACACAGCGAAGGCGCCGCGCACGTCCTCGAGCTCGTCCTTGGCCAGCCACAGCTTGTTGGGCGTGATCTCGTAGCTGCCGTTCTGCGGGATCACCATGGACTTCTTCATGACGATCTGGCCGCCGAGCGAGGTGCGGCCGTTGTCCATGACCTGACGCCATGCGGAGTTGACCACGCGCTGCTGGTGCTCCAGCTCGTCGGGCAGGCCGTAGCCGAACGGGGAGTCGTCGGCCTTGCGCCAGCACCAGACGTCCACCGGCAGCGTCTTGTCGGCCACCCACGAGGGCATAGCGCCGACGATCTTGTCGTTGATCATCAGCAGCACGCCGAAGGTCACGTCCTCGAGCGGGTCGCCGGTGCGCGAGCTCAGCGCCTCCATCTCCTCCGGCTCGATCTCGCCGTGGTAGGTCCACATCTCGTAGCTGTCCTCTTGGATCACGTCACGCAGGACGCGGCCCTCGGCCACACGGATGCGGTTGGGTGGCGTGCGCAGCACCTCGCGCAGCAGCTCAGCGTCGTAGCCCGGCAGGCCCACGAGGCCGCGGATCTCCTTGCGGGTGACGTTGCGGCGGAACCAGAAGCCTCGGCCACGCTGGTGGTCGTTGCCGCAGGCAGGGTCGAACCACACGTCCCACGGGTCCAGCCGCTGCGAGGCCGGCACGATCGATTCGTTGATCTGCATGACCTGCGTGCCGTCGGGCTGCGGCAGCCATGCCTTGCTGGTCTGGCGGGCCGGGAACGGGCCGTACATGATGCCGGTGCCCAGACGCACGCCGTCCTCGATCAGCTTGCGGCTCTCGCCGTTGTACTTGCTCTCGGTCAGGCTGTCGTCGATCGAGTCACGCATGCCCTCGGCCGCCTTCTTGGCCGCCTCCATCACGACGGTGGCCTCGTCGGCTGCAGTCATGCCGGTGGGCTGGCCCGTGGCCGGGTCGACGGTCGGGCGCTTGTCGCCCACCATCTCGGCCACCTCGGGGATCGGCGTGGGCTTGATGTCCCAGTTGCGGTCGTCCACCGGGAACAGGATCTCGCACATGCGGGCCACGGCCTGATCGACCTTCGGGCGCACGACGTTGATCACCACGCGGGAGCGGTTGCCGTCGACCACCTTGCGGGCGGGCGGGCCGTTGCGCAGGGTGTTCTCGAACTCGCCGGTGCTGTTGTTCTGCTCGCCGAAGTACAGCTGGGTGTTCTTGCGCCAGCGCTTCTCGACGTCCGACATGGCGCGGTGCTGCACCCACTTGTCGCGCATCGCAGTGAACTGGCCATGCAGGCCGTTGATCGTCTCGCGCTGCATCTGCTCGAACTGCTCGGGCGTGAGAATGTCGTCGCCGATCATCACGGCCATGTCTTCGGGGATGTCTTTGGGGTTCATGGTGCTTTCCTTGATCAGTACCCAGTCACTTCATCGAGCGCAGCCCATGCTGCTTGCGCGCCGACTGGGACCTGCCAGTCCTTGTCGAGCTGTTTGGGCGGGTATGCGAACGTGAGCGCCAGCGAGTCAGCGCGGTCAGGCGACTTGATGCCGCGCTTCTTGGCGTCCTGCTTGCTCTCGAGCAGCAGCTCGCCGCCCTTGTAGTTGTACTGCAGCGCCGTCAGGTCCGTGACCAGCTCGTTGTCGTTTGGGATCGACGCGCCGGCCTTGAGCCACTCGCGCATCTCCCGCCACATCTTGGCGCGCAGGTTGTAGTTCTGGCCGTCGCTCATGCGCAGTGCGCTGTTGACGTCGACCACCATGTCGCCGTAGTCGCGGCGCAGGATGTCGGCCACACCAGAGCCGATGCCGATGGTGTCGACCGCGATCTGGGCGATGTCGCCGAGCTGGGCGCGGATCTCGTCCTTGGCCCGGCCGGCCACGTCGACCACGTCCATGCCGGCGAACACGATCTGGCGCAGGCATACCCTGCCCTGCCGGAACGTGAAGACGGTCTTGTCGTCGCCGAAGCGGGCCACGTCGATGCCCATCATCACCGGGCCGTAGGCCATGATGTCGGCCGGACCCTTGCGGCTGGCAGCAGCGGCGACCTCGCCCGGGATGAAAGCGTTCGCCACGGATGCGGTGTAGCTTCGGTCGACCTCCTGCGCCAGCACAACCGGGTCGAGCGTGGACTTCTGCTTCTCGTACCACTGCTCGTCTTTGCGCGGATCGTCGCGCCAGTCGAAGATGAACTTCTTGGTCTTGCCATCGTGTGCCCGGCGGTAGAACGGGTTGCCCGCGCCGTTGGGCGTGGACACGTAGATCCGGCAGTTGGAGGTCTGCGACAGCGCAGCGTCGGCCGCCTCGGGGTGCTCGAGGAAGGCCGCTTCGTCGATGAAGTAGATCGAGGTCCGGTTACCGCGGCCGATGTTGTCGCCGGCTTCGCCCGTGATGAATGACCCGTTGTCGGGGTTCTGGATCTTCATGAACGGCGCGTGCTTGCTCGGGTCCCAGCCGTCGGGCTGGAACTCCTGCGGCAGCAGGTTGATGAACTCGCGCACCTTCCAGAACAGGCTGGCCGGGTTGCCGATCTGGTCGACGTAGCTCTCCTTGCGCGAGCCGAAGCCGACGACGGTGCCGTGCTTGAAGAGCATCATCCACGCGGCGATCGCCACGGTGAGCCACGACACGCCCGCGTCCCGGCTCTTCTCGACCACGCCGTCCTCGCGCTGCAGCCAGCGCTGGACCACCCAGTCGATGAACTCGCGCTGCTTGGGGAAGAGCACGAACGGCACGACGGTGCGCAGGCCCTTCTCAGCCAAGCGGGGGTCGAAGGTCATGCCCCAGTCGGAGACGAAGTCGGCGGGGTGGCCGGCGTAGTAGTCCTTGAGGCGGGCGACGATTTCGGGCTGCGCACGCATGCGCTCGATGCGCTCCACGCGCTGCTGGAACACCTTCTCGTAGTCGGGGTTGATCCAGTCGAAGCCGTCCATCACTGCCCCTTGATCAGGCGCTCGTAGGCCTGCTCGGCTGTAAGCGACAGGTCAGCCTTGAGCTCGATCGCCTTGCCGTCCTTGCCCGTGTGCTCGATCTTGGTCTTGTCGCCGTACTCGGCGGCGTTGAGCTTGCTGGCCACCTTGAGGTTGGTGTCGATGGCCACGCGCAGGCCCGCAGCGTCGCCGATGGCTGCCGCCCGGCGGGCGTAGTCGACCGAGGCGTCCACGAGGTTGTGCGCGCGCTCGATGCCGGCCATGGCGTACTGCTCGCGGGTCTCCTCGCTGTCCATGAGGATCTGGCGCAGCTTCCAGCCGGCGATCTGGAACGGCAGCGTGTCGGCGATGGCTTGGAAGGACTCGCCCCAGACGTACCGGTTGAAGACGTCCTCGGCGATCTCCAGCACGTCAGCCTTGAGCCGCGCAGCCTCGACCCGCTTGGGGTCAAGGTGCAGCGCTGTGCCCGGCGGCTTGCGCTTGGAGTCTTTGGTGGTTTCCGTCATGGTGCTTTGCTGGTGGCCCACGACACCCGCCTTGTCCGGGAGACGATCGTTTCGGGCGGGGCCGGGGCCGTAAATGAAAAAGCCCGCTCGAGGCGGGCTGTTTTTGGGGACACTTCCCCGAGCCGGACTTTACACCATTGTGATACCTCCGGTCAATCGAGCTCCTGAGGCAGCCGGGTAAGCCCCTTGCGGGTGCAGATGGTCAGGAAGCGGACGGCCGCCTCGACGGCCTCCCGATCGGACCGCATGCCCCACTCCTTGCAGAGGTAGATCAGGCAGCTGGCGATCTCTGGCGACAGGGTGGCGTTGATCGTCCTGCCCCCGACCTTGCGGCGGTACTTGCGCTGGCGCTCGGCCACCGTCATGGCGTCGGGCTTGCGCGAGCGGAAGCCCTTTTTCTTGACCAGCGCCTGCGGGTCGACCTTGTCAGCATTCATGCAGGGTTGCCTCTGCACACCGGCTGCGGCGCGTTGGGTGCGGGCAGTTGGGCGGTGGCACAACGACGCACCAGACGGCCGCGGGTGGGCCGACCGATGAGGTTTGCCATCGGTCGATGTAGGCGTCGGGCATGCGCGTCATGCAGTTGCGCAGCACCTCGATGCGGATCGACAGACGCTGCGACATCTCGGCCAGCGTGAGGCCGTCGGGCTCTTCGCGCAGCAGCGCGCGGATGGCCGGGACGTGAGTCTTGCTCATGCCCGCCCTCCGTTCTTCTCGCGCAGCTTGGCTTCGATGGCGCGGCAAGTTTTTTGAATGCTCATCTCCATGCAGTCATTGATCTCCTCATCCGTCAGCCCCTGCCATTGCCGCTGTGCTGCGGGTGCTTCAACAAGTTCTTGGCCTTGCCACACTGCGCCACAAACACAAACAAGCTCCTGCACAGGTGCTGCGGGTGCTGAGTGCGTGTAGAGCTGGGCATCGTTGACGCCACGGCCTTCGTGCCAGTGCAGGGTGCGCCCGATTGAATACGCCACCGGCTCCTGCTTCTCAGCGGCCTCGATGGCGGTGCGGGCTTTGTTCCAGTGCTCAAACGCTTCGCCAGATGCACCTTGCGGGAATGCAGCTTTGAGCGCGGCTTCGTAGTGCTTTATTGCCTCGATACTCATTTCCGTCTCCTTAGTAGCATGGGTATTTCAATGGAACCCCGTGAATGTTGTATTCCGGTGTTTTCATCTTTGGCAGTTTTTCTGTTGGCTCCTGCGCAGGTGCTGCGGGTGGGGTGGTGTAGAGGGGGATGCAGTGTTCGCATTCTTTGTGCTTGCTGGTTTCCCACACAGTTTCGTCCAGTGAGTTACAAGCCCACATGAACGGCTCCTGCTTCTCTGCTTGCTCGATGGCGCCCAGCAGCTCGTCGGTCACGTCCTGCCCCAGCTCAGTGTGCAGGCGCCCGTCGCGCAGCTCGAGGAAGCTCAGCGCTCCCAGTCGTTCGATCAACGTCATGCTGCCCTCCTGAATGCGTCGCCGTTGGCGGCCATCATGGCCAACAGCTTTGCCTGCTTCATCTTCTCCCGGTAGCGCTTGCACGCCTCGGACTTCGACTGCGGCTTCGGCTTAGGCATGTCTTTGCCCGTGCCCAGCGCGAACACCTTGAGCGTGCGCCCGCCCTTGGCGTCCTCGCGCCAGTCGCAGATGTGGACGATGCCACGGCGGTGCATCACCCCGCAGTAGTAGCGCACGGTCTGGATCGACAGGCCCGTCATGTCGCACAGCTCGAGCATCGTGTGGCATGCGTCCTGCAGGCCGATCATCAGCTCAGCGATGGCCACCGCATTGACACGCACGCGGCTCACCATGGCGCCTCCTCGACACCCTCGCAGGCGCGCTCGTAGGCGGACTTGCGCGGCTCCTTCGGTGGCAGCAACTGCTTGCCGTTCTCGTCGTACTGCGGGAAGGGCCAGTTGGGGTCGTACTGTTTGCTCATGCCAGCGTCTCCACGCGACCGTCGCGGTACACGAGGCGGTTGTTGACGCGGCTGGGGATCTTGAGCGCGTCGTCTGCGCCGGGGCGCAGCGGTTGCCACGTCGGCTCGTAGGTGCCCGTGGCGAGCTCATGAGGGATGGTGCGAAGCGGCGGGATCTGCTGCGCGCGGCGAATTGCTTTGGCCATGGTGGTCTCCTTAGGCGTGTGTTACGCGATAGTGCGTCTCACCAGTGTATCACAGTTGTGATACTTACCCGAGCAGTCGGTCGACGTATTCGGCCAGCAGGTGTCCCGCCTCGAGCACGAGCTGATCGTCGTCGTCCCTACGCTCAAGCGTGCGCCTTGTCCATGTACGGAACTCACGAGACAGCGCGCGATAGTGCTCGGGGTGGTTCTTTTGCAACCAGTCGATGCCTGCAGCCATGGCTCGAAGCTCAGCGTTGCTGTAGCCTGTGACGTCCCCTGCATCGATTCCATGCGCGGTGCTCATCGAGAACATTGGCGAGACGGTCGGGAAACCCAATTTGAGCTGAGCCTCCGACCAGTCGTTGGCTGCCCACATCGACACCAGTTCACCTACCCATTCGGGCTGCAGTCTGATCATTTCTCGCTCCAATTCACTAGGGGCGTGGAACTTGTCCACATTGCGCATGACTTCACAGGGTTGATACCGTGCGCGCCACGAAAACAGCCACGCCGAAGACATGCCATGCTCCCGCTGATCAGACGCTTGAAGGCCCCGATTACCCGCAAGCGCATGCCGCGGGCCACCGTGCTTTTGGGGTGGTCCAGCAACGGCAGACCGGTGGCGTCGATCCCGATGGTCACCGCAGCTGCAGTTGAGCGGCGCGTGATCATCTGGCGCAAGAAGGGGTACAAGGTGAGCGTGGTCATCGAGTACGACTTTCTGTAGCTCAGCGCTTGGCTTCCATGACGACCTGCGGCGGGTACCACCCGTCGTGGTCGAGCAGCAGCACGCGGGCGCGGAAGTCGGTGGGCTTCATGGCGAGCACGGCCTTGGACATGGCGCCCTCGGGCGACATGCACTTGCCGGTGACGGTCTCCCACGTCTGGTGGCCGTACTTGCGCACTTGGCCAAGGAAGAAGCTCTTGGGCTTGTGGATGTGCAGGAAGGTCATGCGAACCCCAGCTCTTTCTTGAAGGCCGACAGCGCCAGCACGATGTCGCGCGCCTGCGCGTAGTCGAGGCAGACGTAGTAGTCCTGCCGGGTGGAGCTGTTGCCCGGGAAGCGGGCGATGAACCCGTTGCCGGTGTCTGTGACGCGGCAGCGCAGCTCGCCATGCGTGTAGTAGCCGATGCCCTGCGTGACATCGGCGATGTTCTCGCGGCGGTCGACGAGGTCTTCGCAGCGGTCGGAGATGTAGCGCTCGGTCATGCCTGCACCCTTGCTCGGATGGCGGCTTGCAACGCGCAGAAGTCATCGTGTGCCTTGCGTGTTGTTTCCATGTGTTTGTTGCTGGCGCAGTGGATCGACCACCACTTTTGAGCAAACTCGCCTGCCGCCTTCGCACACGCCTCGCGCTCTGCTGCGACTGCAGCCCGAACAGCGCGGTGGTGGTCGGAGGCCTTGATGTACAGCTCGCCCTCGAAGTGCTGTGCGGCGATGGTGTCGCTCATGCCAGCACCTCCACCACCAGACTGACCTCGCCGCCCGGGGTCGAGTCCGACCACTCGAAGCTCTCCCGGGTCAGCACCTTGTTGGAGTCGTCCGCCCAGAACCCGGCCCGGGTCAGCGCATCGGCCACCACCTTGCGCACGTTGTCCACGTCCCGGGCGCGTCGGTCGGGCGGCGCCAGCAGCCACGACACCGCCAGCGGGCCGGCCAACGGTTTCTGGCCAAGCAGGGAGCCCAGCCCCATGCCGGCCACGATCTGCGCCACCAAGGCTTCGTAGGCCTTGGCCTCGGGCGTCTTGTAGTGCCCACCGGTGCGGGTGTGCTTGACCGCGTGGTTGCCGGTGGCAGCAGGCCACGGCAGGGAAAACTCCCAACTGCCTATTTTTTGAGCAGCTTTCGTTACTGTCACGTTATGAGTTTTTGGCATATCGGTTGTTCCTTTCATGCCTGCTCCGCATACAGGCATTGTGATATTTCAGCGGAGACAGAAACCCAATTACGGAGACAAAGGAGACAACGCGACGGGGTCCCTATACATGGGGGGAGAGAGAGAATTTGATATATATAGGGGGATATTTTTTTTATATATATATCTATCAATCCCTCTATCCATGCGGCTCTTGAGCGGAGACAGGGGTGTCTCCGCAGTGTCCCGTTATTCATCGTCGCTGCCCTCCTCTGCTGGCGGCACAAACTCACTGGCCACCCATGCCATGCGGCTCTTGCCGCGGCCGGATGAGGGCTTGTACTGGACCAAAGCGATCTCCTCGCGGCGCTTGAGGGCGTCCATGATGGAGTCCTGCTGGCGGGGTTCGAGGGCGCGGTACATGCGGCTGAACTTGGTGAGTTCGGACTCGGTGCGGCCCTGCGGGCCGGCTTGCTTGAGCACGCGCAGGACGTCTTGACACCAGCGGTCGAAGTCGCTGTCGCCCATTCGGGTGGCGACCTGCTCTTGCTGGACGGACAAGGCGAACTTGACGAAGTCGACGGCCCACTGGGCGCTGGTCTGGTCGATCTCGAGGCCGCCGCCGCCGGCCACCTGCTTGAGCTGTTTGGCGTCGTAGCGGGCGCAGGCCATGCCGAGGGCGATCTTGGCGGCGTGCTCCCATGCCCGGCCCCAGAGGGGGGCAAGGCCGGCTGCCTTGATCTCTTCCATGCGGTTCTCGACCCAGTCGTCGAACTCGCGAAAGATCTGGCCGGTGAGGCCTGCAAAGGGCAGCTCGATGGGGCTGGCCGGGTCGAGGCCGAGGATGCCGCACTGCAGCTCCCGGGCGGCCTTCATCCACTCGATGACCTCAGCCGGGGGCTGGCCGATGCCGACGTAGTTCTTGGCCACGCGGCGGTCGGGGACGAACATGATCAGCATGCGGTTGAGGTAGCCGCTGACGACATCCTGACTGCCGAGGGCTGGCCAGAGGGTTTCGGGGGTGGTGGTGCCGTGCAGGCCGACGCAGGGGTAGGCGATGTCCTTGCGCTCTTTGAGCTTTCGGTCGGCGTACTCGGTGCCGTGGTAGACCGTGCCGGCGCTGGAGAAGAGCTTCATCAGGTTGGTCACGATGCTGGCCAGATGGGGGCCAGCGCCCTTGGTGGCCACGGCCTTGAGCATCAGGCCCAGCTCATCGATCTGGAACAGGCTGCAGGGGTGGTCGGCTGCCCGGGACAGCAGCGCGGTGCCCGAGGCCAGCTCCTCGCCGCCCAGCAGGTCAGACAGGCCTGCCGCTTGGAACAGGACCTTCACGCACTTACGCGCGTGGTCCTTGCCCGCGGAGGTGCCGGCGACGCCCACGAGGTAGTAGTTGGTGCGCAGGCCGGTGGAGGTGGCCACCTTGCGCCCGAGCACGGTGCCCACGACCGACAGGGCGGCGGCCAGTGCGAGGATGGGCTGAGGCTTCTGGGCGGTCTGGATGATCCAGTCAGCGATCTTCTGCACGATGCCGCCGGGCTTGAGCAGGTGCTCAGGCCAATCGGGGACGTCGTAGACCAGCTCATCGGTGGCCTTGGCCACGGGGGTCTTGGCCGCAGGTGCCGAGGGCTGTGCATCGCCTTTGCGGCGCTCCTCTTGTCTGGCCATGGCCGCATCGAGGTCGATGGTCACGTCGGGGGCGTGCTTGGGCGGGTGGCGATCGACGCCTGCGACCTTTGCCGCCTCGTCGAGAGCCCGCTTGATGTCACCATTGTGATAGAGCATGCACAGCAGGTCGAAGGCGTCGTGCGCGTAGCCGTCAGCGATGGGGTCTGAGCCGTGGTGGCTGTAGCACTTCTGGTGCTCCTGATCCCTGAAGACGACGACGCCGGGGATGCGGGTGCTGGAGCTGGGGGCGAGCCAGCGCTTGCCCTTCTTTTTGTAGCCTGCCTGCGACAGCAGGTCTTCGATCGAGACTGCCCGGTTGTACTTGCCGATGATGTCGTTGCCCTCGGGCGTCACGGTGCGCCCTGCCTGCACGTAGCGCTTGCCCGCGTGCATCTTCTTCCATGGGCACAGGTTCTCGATCTCGTCGCGCAGGCCTGAGCTCTTGTCGGCCAGAGCGCGCCAGAAGTCCAGCAGTTTCGGGGGGATCTGCGGGAGGTCTTCGAAGTCCCACGGTGCCTTGCCCTCGGCCCATGTGTAGTGGTGGCCGTCGGGGTGTTGCGAGGGTGGCAGCACGTCCTGATTGGGGCCTGCGCGGAACTCGATGATGGTGAAGCGATCGGTGGGGACCTTCGCGTCCTGCTTGGGCCATGTGATCTTGAGCAGCGGCAGGTCTGCAGGCACGCCCGCGAAGATGGCTTTGTCGCGGTTTGCCTTAGAGCGGATGCGCATGCCGAAGTCCATCACCTCGTCGTAGTCGAGGCCGAACTCCTCGAGGATGTGGCGAGCCCATGCCTCGTCGTCGACATCGATTGCGCCGGTGCCCGAAGGCTGGTGGACAAGGCCCATGTTCTGCAGGCCCTGCGCGAGCTTGCGGATGACTTTCTCGGGTGTGTTGACCAGCTCACTAGGGGCGTTCCACCCCGGGTGGTTCGGCCCTTTGGTGCGCATCGGCATCATCACGAGCGACCAGCCGCGCTGCACATAGGCGAAGGCGTGCTCGATCTGCGATCTCTGCTCGGGGGTCAGATTGGATGTTGTTGTCTCATTCGGAATGCTCATTCGTCGCTTTCAACAGCCGCTTTGCCTTGTTGGGTGACCCGGCGGACTCCGTGAAAGCGGAAAACCGGATAGCGTGGCCGCGCCCCGCCGGGTCGAAATACATCATTGTGATACTGTGGCGCTTTTTATTGCCCTCCACTTCACGCGCGTGATACCTTCGCAAGGATCTTGCGGTCAGCGCGGAGCTTGCCGCTGGTCATGTGTTCGATCCGCAACTGCTGCAGCTGCGGGATGCGACCGCGCGTCTTCCAGTTGCTGATGGTGGGCTGGGTCACGCCGAGCGCGTCTGCGACTGCGATCTGCGAGCCGAAGTGTTTGATTACATGGTCGATTTTCATTTTTCTGTACCGTTTCGGGGTGGTGCGAGTGTGGCAAGTATAAGCCATGTGATGAGAGGTCGCAAAGTACATGAACTGTCAAGCATGACCCATTGATTCAATGACGAAGAACTTCAAGAGCTTGACCATTGGCGATAGGCTCCGCTACCTGATCGAAGTCAGGGGGTACACACAGGTGGAGCTCGCAAAAAAGTGCGGCATCACGCAAGCCGCCATCAGCAACATCGTCACCGACTCATCACGAAAGCCGAGTGCGCCCACGCTGCTGAAGCTGGCCGCTGCACTGCAGGCCAACCCTGAGTGGATCATCAATGGCGAGGGTGACCCCTTCCAGATGAACGTGATCGGTGCCAAGTCTGAGCAGCAGCTGCTCGAGGTCTTCCGCGATCTTGACGACCAGTCGAAGGCCGCGCTGATCGCTGCAGCCAAGGCCATGCGCAGGCTCTGACTTCACAATCCTGATAAAAGTGTGGGGTCTTTCGGGACCCCCTTTTTGACCCCCCGACTTCACAATGTTTATAATGGAGCCGTGGTCAGAAAGTTGACCCACCCGCCCGGGGGCTTCCGGGACACGTCAGGAGACCAACATGAAATACGCAAACCAATACGGCTACAGCGATGTGACGCCCTTCGAGGTTGTACGTGCTGTCAGCGACAAGTGCTTAGAGGTCCGCGAGATGGACGCAGTGCGTGACCCGAGCGTGCAGCTCGAGTGGGCGCCCGGTGGCTTTGCCGGTGTGTGCCTGAACCAACGCGAGCAGAAGTGGTTCATTCAGAGCAACCCCAACAACCCGGTCGTGCGCATCCGCCTCGGCAAGCGTGGCTGGAAGGCTGCCGACGGCCGCCGGTTCGGTCTGGCTGACGAGCCCGTCCGCTTCTACGACTACAACTTCTGATGGAGGGGGCTCTTGCCCCACTTCACAGTTGTGATATAATGCAATTGCTGGCCCGGCAGATTCCGGGACGCGACAGGAGTCCAAAATGAAAGTCATCGAAGTCAATCTCAAGAACGTGTACGGCGAAGTCAAAGCGTACCCCGTCAATGAAGCCGCCAAGCTCTTCGCCGACATCGCCGGCACGAAGACGCTCACGATGGTGGCCCTCAAGAAGATCCAAGCCCTCGGCTACGAGATCAAGGCAGTCGATCCCCTCGCCCTTGCCTTTGCCTGAACTATCACATTGCTTATCTGGAGAACGACATGAACGCACCTATCACCAACATCCGCAAAGACCGCTGGGGCGCTTGGGTCGCAACGACCAAGCTCCCGCTGGCCGGCGAGCGTCAGCTCACCCTTCGCACCTGCAAGCGCGACAGCGGCGCCGTGCAGACCGTGGCCAGCGTCGCGATCGTCAAGCGCGACGGCAACGCCCTGATCGAGACCTTCGAGGTATACGGCGACTACATGAAATTCGTGCGCAGCCTGCAGCCCAAGCGTGCCACCGAGAAGGCGATCCGCGAGCAGCAGGACATGGTCATTGCCGAGCAGCTCGATGACATCATGGCCGACGTCAAGGCCTTCTACGCCGCCAAGGGCATCGAGGTCTGACATGAAAGCCATCGACGTCAAGGTCAACAGCAAGGGCGTGAAGTACGCCCTCTGCACCGCCAACTACAACGTGTTCGCGGTCTACAAAGAGTGCAGCAACTACAGCCGCACAGCACCCGACGGCATCGCCAAGACATGGCGCTACGTCAAAAAAGATCTAACCCTTGAGCAGGCCATGGCCCTGTTCGCAGCCCGCACCAAGTAAGGACACCGCCATGAACCACATCCACCGCCTGCAAGCCGAGGTCGTTGACCTCAACGACCAGCACCTGCGCCGCGCCGAGCGCATCCAAGAGTTCCGTGAGCACCTCGCCAGCCCCAAGTTCGGCGAGCAGGCCGACGGCAGCCGGGGCGACTGGATCGCCGTGGCCGACGTGCAGCGCTGGCTGCGCTACATCGAAGACATCGCCCAGAACCACCTATAACTTCACAACTGTGATATACTGGAACCGTTGAAAGGAGATTGAAATGAAAGATCTGTACGAAGCACTCGAGAGACTGAACGACTTGATCGACGGCGGCATGGAGTTCCCCGACGCCTGCGGCAAGGTAGCTCGCGAAGAGGGTGTCGACTACGACGCCCTGCGCGACGCCTACGACGAACAGTTTGCCTGAACCATCACAATGCCATTGGAGACCACCATGAAATACGTTATCAACTGCCCCATCGATACCAAAGTCAGTGCAGAGGCCACCGCCCTGTACATCCGCCTCGCCGGTTTAGTCCTCGAGCGCATGGCCAGCAAGCCTGTGCAGAGCAAGCTGGAACTGCGCAGCGAGAAGGCCGCATTCCAGCCCGCACGCAGCCTGCTGCCGGTCTACGACAGCCAGTACTGGGCGGTGTTCGAGTTCGAGTTCACCGGCTACAGCGCATGGATCGACGGCCTGCTGCGCGACCTTGCTGAGGACTACGGCCTCGACTTCGTCGAGTGGACGCAGGACGGCAGCCAGTACCGCATCAGCAGCACCGACCGCATCGTGGCCGCCTACGAGCGCGCGTACCCGGAGGCAGCATGAAGTCTGGCAAGTACCTGCTGGATCTTGTCAACAGCGCAGGCCTGCAGATTGTCGAGGTCTGCACCTCTGGCAGCTCGCACATCAAGGCCCGGCTGCAACGCCCGGCCGATGGCCAGTGCGCCAACTTTTACTTCGCCAGCTCGCCAAGCGAGCGGCGTGGATTCAACAACAAGCTGGCCGAGCTCAAGCGCTTTGCCCGCGGCGAGTACAACCCCATCACCCGGAGAGACCAATGAAGAACGACCTGTTTGAATTCAACGCTCAGGGCATGACCCGCGCCGACCGAGCATGGCGCGCACTGTTCCTGCTGGCCTGCATCGCAGTCACAGCGATGGACGTGTTCGTGTGGAGACCACTATGAGCAAGCACACACCGGGGCCGTGGGTCGGTTACGAAGACCGAGGCGTTTACCTTGGGGATGGTTTTAAGCGCCCAATCTTTGAGACGGGATGCAATTGTTGTACAGCAGACACCCTGAAGGCAGCCGATGCTCACTTGATCGCCGCAGCGCCTGAAATGTTGGAGGCGCTGCAATACCTCTCTGGACTGCACCCGCGCCGCTGCAATCTTGCGGAAGTCACCCGTGCCCGCGCCGCCATTGCCAAAGCAACAGGAGACAGCAATGGGTGACATGGCCGAAGACTTCCGCGCCCTGCGCGACCACAAGAAGGCCCTGCGCCAGCGCTACGGTGTGCTGTGCCCACAGTGCCAGATCGTGCGCCCCAAGGCGCACCCCACCATCCTGATGCCCGGCCAGAAGTGCAAGGTCGACGGATACAAGGACACCCGTCCACATCTCACCAACGAACAATGGAGCAACCCATGACCCCAGTCCGCTACTCGAAACGCACCGACCCGTGGATTCCCGTCGGTCACCCTCAATACGTTTGGACCGCGTCAGCTGACGTGCAGGCCACATGGCGCCGGTACGGCTGGCGGCCGATCGCAGAGGTCGAGGCTGAAAAAGCCGCAAAAGAAATTTTCTCGTTGCCCCGCTTGCAAACTTCACATTTGTGATATACTGCAGCTGTCGGTTGATTGAAACCGACACCGACCGGGCGGTTCCCGGCACTCCCGAAAGGACGACAAAATGAAAGTAGTGATCATGATGAAGAACGTGTACGGCAACGTGCTGTTCTACCCCGTATGCGACGCAGCCAAGATCTTGGCCAAAATCGCAGGCAAAAGAACCTTCAGCTATGGAGATCTGAGCAACATCAAAGCTCTCGGCTATGCAGTCGAGTATGTCAATGCTTACGAAGCTCTGGAGGTCTGAGATGGCACGCTCTGTTTACATCCCAAGCCGCGCAGCTGAAGTCGCATACGCCGACGCAAGCTGGATGGAAGGTAGCTTCGACTGGGACGACGCGATCGACAACGCGATCTGTGCGCTCCGCGCAAAGTACCCCAGCCTCGAGAAGCCCGCCCGCGATCGTTGGATCGGCAACGAAGGCCGCGTGATTCTCGAGAACAAGCTGGTCAGCATCGTGGTCAGCGAGTACTGCGGTCTGGTGGCCATCAGCGCAGTGGTCGAAGCCGGTTACGGCGCACTGGCTGAGCGCTTCGGCAACAACATCGACCTGACCCCTGCAGCTCAGGCCTTCGGCGACGAGCTGGTCTACCGCGCCCGGTTCAGCAACGGCGAAGCGATCTTTGACCGCAAGGCCGGCGCCAACAAGGGCGAGCTGGGCCTCGGCTACAGCAGCAAAGAAGGCTGGATCTAAGTATCACATTGCTGTAGGAGATCACCATGCCATTCCAAGTTTTCATCCAGCGCTACCAGCAGCCCGAGCCCGAGGCCGTCAGCGGCTTCATCAGCGGCAAGAGCGCCGTCCGCCTCATGGGCAGCCTGATCCGCGGCAAGCGCTACGACGCCAGCATCTGCCGGGTCTACGCCATCGGCAAGCGCTTTGGCTGGGTCTACAGCCAGCGCGACCTCAAGAACCAGCTGGAGATGAACGTGGCCTCGCGCCAGCGTGCTCAGCTGCGCGCCGATCAAAACCTCCCCAACCTCGCCGTCTGAGTATCACATTGCGTTAGGAGAACACCATGTCCGCATTCATCGTCGACGACTACCACATCAACGTGCTGGTGACCTACGGGATCTACAGCGAGGCCCAGTACTGGCTGCCCAAAGAGCGCCGCTGGGTGCGCTTCACCGCTGAGACGGCCCCGGCCATCGCCGCCCTGCTCTACAGCGAGAACGTGCGCAGCGTGAATGCGCGCTACAACGAGCGCAGCCGCCGCACCGGGTTCCGCTATCGCTTCGAGCCCAGCGCCCGCAGCCTGCAGCCGGCCGACGTCGTCAAGGCCTGCGATTGCTTGGACTACCAGAGCTGCGAGACCAAGAACTGGAAATCGACGCAGGCCTATCTGGCGCTGCAGGCGATCCGCGAAGAGGCCATCAGCAAACTGGCCGAAGGCTCCATCGTGTGGGTGCTTCGCAAACCTGAGCTGGAGGCGGCATGAAATACGCCATCAAACTGCTGTACGACAACGGCCAGTCGGCCTACCTCGACGTCAAGGGCAAGAGCTCTTGGAAGACCAAGCGCGCTGCGCAGAAGCACCTCGACGTCTGCCTGCACCTGTTGGCCAAGGACCGCTTCTTCAGGGGCGTCGTCGAGGTCGAGCTGGTCAGAGATTTTTTCGCGTAGAGCATTGCGCATCTTCACAATGCTGATATACTGACAACTGAGACGCACGTTTTTCAACCACTCCTCAAAGGACGCAACATGAAACCCATCTCCCTGCAAGAGCTCGTCGCCGCCCGTATCGCCGCCAAGCGCGCCGAGGACGAGGCCATCAAGGCACGCCGCGAAGTCGACGCCCAGATCGCCGAACTGATGCGCGACGCCCAGAAGCTCGAAGGCTCCATCTCCCAGCGACTCGACGGCTACAAGGTCACCGTGACCTACAAGCTCGACCGCAAGGTCGACACCGACGCCCTGACCAAGTCGTGGGAGAAGCTGCCGCTGGACGTGCAGGCCGCCTTCAAGTGGACGGCCGACCTGTCGGTCTCCGAGTTCCGCAAGCTCGAAGGCAAGGCACAGATCAACGCCTCGCAGTTCTTCACCACCAAAGAAGCCAGCCCCTCGATCAAGATCGAGGCGGTCTGACCACGTTTTCTCATCACCTCGGAGTATCACAATGGCTATCATTCTCAAGTCCACCAAGGACGCCGCACTCGACGGCATCAAGGTGCTGGTTCACGGCCCAGCAGGCGCCGGCAAGACCAGCCTGTGCGCAACCACCGGCGAGCCCACGATCATCATCAGCGCCGAGTCCGGCCTGCTGTCCCTGCGCGGGTTCGACATCCCGGTGATCGAGGTCAAGACCCTCGAGCAGATGTACGAGGCCTACGACTTCGTCGTCAACAACGCCGAAGGTCAGGCCTTCAAGTGGATCTGCCTCGACTCGATCAGCGAGATCGCCGAGGTGGTGTTGAACCACGAGAAGAAGGTGGCCAAGGACCCGCGTCAGGCCTACGGCGCGCTCGCCGAGAAGATGACCGACCTGATCCGCGCCTTCCGCGATCTGCCCGGCCGCAACGTCTACTTCTCCTGCAAGCAGGAGCGCGCCAAGGACGAGCAGACCGGCGCGATGCTGTACTTCCCGGCCATGCCCGGAAACATGCTCAAGCAGGGCGTGGGCTACTTCTTCGACGAGGTCATGGCGCTGCGCGTCGAGAAGGACGCCGACGGCAACCCGACCCGCTGGCTGCAGACCAGC